AGCCGGGGACACGGTGCGAATGGGGCTTGTGCCTTGGGTGTTTTCGAGGACACGCACGCCGTGGTGGTATTCGGTGGACATGGGCGCTTGAGGGGCTGGAGTTTGCGACCCCTCAATGGTCGCGGCCCGCCCGCGTGCGCGCCAGCGCGGGAGGGTGTAGGTGCGTGGGCTACAAAGAAAAGCCCGCTGAATGCGGGCTTGTTCCATAAAGCTGCCTACCGGTGGAAGGGGGCTACTCCGCCTCTACCGCTTTCACTGGCTCTAGCTGTATGTCTGTCAGCCACTCGGGCAGGGGGCCTCCACCGTCATAACGCTGGCCTTCGACTGCTTCGCCCAGCGTGTAGCGGGCGCCGCTTGCAATGACGTACAGGGTGTCGGTGCGGTGGTCTTCGACCAAGGCCCATTCGCCATCCACCAGGCGTGCCACCTGGCCGGGGATGGCTTCGGGCGGCGCAACGGGCACAGCGCCAAAGGGCACATTGAAATTGCCAGGATCAAGGGCCAGCTCATTGGCCTTGGATGCGTACATAAAAAAGCCGCTGGGGTCAGCCTGGTAGACGTTGATCGACTTCATCACTACTCCTGAAGAAAACACTGCAAATATCAAACGTGGACCCGGGGCACGAACGCAGCATTTGCACCTCGGGTTTCATTCGGCATGCGCGGTGTTCCGTTCGTGCCGTCTGTCGTCGGATCGCCTGTCGTTCCGCCGATGTTCTGTGCCAGGCCATAGCCGCCAGCGGACATTTGACCAATGGTGTGCCAAGGGAAATTGGTGTTCTGCATGGGCAAATGCCGGTGCCCCTGAAAAGCATCAAGTTGGCGCGTTCCAAGTGCTCGGGCATTTGAAGTATCCGCATCAGTACCCGTGAAGCGCAGGAACTGGTTGCGCAGATCCGGCAGCAGGAACTTGCCCGCATATGTGCTGCCAGGGGTGTAAATATCGCCATCCACAAATTTGTGCATACCTGCCGCCCAGTTGGCGAATGCGACGACAAGGCCATTCCCTACCGCGTAGGCCCACAGGCCTGCGTATGCTGTTTTGCTGACCCAGCCGCCTACGGCGTCCAGCTCAAATACCCTGGGGCTGTACGTGTGGCCGAAGATCGGCGCGCCACAGCTGTGGCTGCGATAACCGGCGAATGACATCGCGGTTGAAACACCGGCCACTGCGTTGGATGCGGCGGTCTGCCAGGTCCACAGCTCTTGTGCGTCGGTAACGAAGATCGGCCCAACATCCACAGTTGGCAATGCGCCGATGGTGTATGTTCGGGGCAGCGATTCAACGCCGATGATGTTTGTGCCGTCGCAGAACACGTCAAGGCAGTCACCCGGCCAGAGCACCACGCCGGTGCCGGCGGGAGTTTTGAACGTCACGCCAAAGGCACCGGTGCCGCCGTGCTTCACGGTCCATTTACTTGCCGTGGCAGGTACTGTCACAGCCTTTGCGCCCGTTACAGCGCCTGTCAGGACAATGACTCCCCCCCCTGACTGCGCGGCAGTTAGTGCGGTGGTGGCAGAGCCCGCGATGCTGATAGTGGTGACGCTGTTGACAGCCGCTTGCACGAAAGCGGTGGTGGCCAACTGCGTGCTGTTCACTCCCGCAGCTGCCGTAGGTGCGGTGGGAACGCCAGTGAGCGCTGGCGACGCCAGCGGCGCCTTGGCCGCAAGCGCATTCATCACGGTGGTGGAAAAGTTGGCATCGTTGCCCAGCGCTTCTGCAAGTTCAGAGAGCGTATCCAGTGCAGCGGGTGAACTGGCAACCAGCGCAGCCACCGCAGCCTGGACAAACGCTGTGTTCGCAAGTTGGGTGTTGTTCGTACCTGCAGCCGCAGTGGGGGCAGTAGGTGCTCCGGTGAAACCGGGGGATGCCAGAGGTGCGGCACCCAGCGTCAGGCGCGCGGCAGCAGCATCACCATCATCCAGCAAATGCAGTGAGTGCTGAGGTGGCAAAGGTGTCCACCCCGGTGCTGTAGATCAGCTGGTTGGCGGCGGTGGCAAGCCCTGCGAGCGCCGTCAGCGTGGCGTCCTGCGTTTGCTTTCCAGCCAGGTCGTTGCTTACTGTGGTGGTTAGAGCTGCAATCGCAGCTCTCACAAACGCTGTGTTTGCAACTTTCTGGCTGTTGTCGCTCTGTGCCTGGTTTGGGGCGTTCAGGCCACCGGTCCACTGAAAACTTAGCGCCGTTGTGCCAATGGTCAGCTGGCCATCGGTTTTCAGGGTCCACTGCGTGTCAGCGTTGGAACTGCCTGCCTCCACAGGAATGATTGCGCCGGGGTTGAGCTTGGCATCACTGTCGGCATCAGCGGCACGCGTCCACGCGCCGGCGGCGGCCACATAGATGCCATTGGCAGCCGCGGCGGCCTGGTCTTTGACCAGCACGCGGTCGCCGGCGACCACGGCGATGCCGTCAATGCTCTGCACACCCGACAGAGTGATAGGACCCACGGTGGCCACGCGCACGCTTTGCTTGTGGTCGCGCTTGCCCAGTTCGGACTGGATGGCCTTGTACACATAGTCACGCGAGGCGATCACCACGGCAGGGTCGATCTTGAGCGTGACCGTGGCGGTGGAGGCAATCTCCACCACGACACGGATCACCAGTTCACTGCCCGCGCCGTCTGACAGCAGGGGCTTCGTGGCCGCCGGGTAGTTGCCCACCGCGATGCACTGGCTGCCATTGCTGCCACCCATCAGGGCCGTTTCGCGCACCACATAGCCCCCGCGGTCTGCCGGGATGACGGCTTCAATGACGATCCAGTTGGGGTTGTCCGGGTCGGGCTGGATGTTGGTGATGGCCAGGCGGTCCACCTCACGAATCACGCCGGTTTGTGCAGGGCTAGGGACGGGCTCCACCCCATTGCCATCACCCAGCACCAGATGCGTCCAGGGGACGGTGGTTTGCTGCAGCTGCGCATTGGCATGAAGGGCCGCGCCCGTGTTGGTGAGGATGGTGAAGTACTTCTGACTCATGGTGCGTCCATTGGGTATACCGTGGTGGTCTGCGCGCTGTGCTGGCCAAAGGCCAGATGCATGGCAATGGGGGACGGTTTGATGCTTTCCACCCGCAAGGGGTAGACGGTGGTGACTGCACCGCTGACCAAGTGCATGGCGTAGTACATGGCACCACGGCTTTGCAGGCTGGTGCGCAGGGTGCGCAGCACGCAGGCCTGGCGCTTGTATTCCTGGATCAGCGCGGCGGCGCGTTCCATGGCTGCCAGGGTGAGCGGGCGGTCCACCACGGCCACGTCCACATCGAATTCCGCCCAGTGGGCACCCTCGGGGTGTTCGATGACGCGCACGCTTTCCAGGCCGCTGCGCAGCAGGGCTTCACGCACGGCCCAGGTGGTGCCTTTCTTCTGGTGCAGGCGCATGGACGCGGCCACCATGGCGCGCTGCTGGGATTCGGTCCAGGCCAGGTCCCATTCGTCCACGCTCCAGGCCCAGGCCAGCCAGGGCAGCATGGGGAGGGGGCAGTCCCAGGGGCTCCACAGGGTGCGGATGACTTCCGGGGTGTGCCGCAGGCGGCCGGCCTTGGCCATGGCCCGCTCCAGCGGGGTGGCGTTGGGGGGTAGGAGGTGGGCATCAGACATAGCTGCCCTCTGCTGGCTGGATGTCCACGCCAGTGCAGTAGGCCACTTGGTGGGGCTCTACCACCACGTCGGCAACTGGCGTTTCCAGCGACACCTTTTGCACGCCTTGCGCATGCAGCGCGCCCTTGATGCCGCTTTCTGCCACGTCGTAGCCAAAGCGGCGGCAACTGGTCAGGTAGGTGGCCAGGGCGGTGCCTGCACGTTCCAGTGCGGATGCACTGGCGGGGCCGGGGTACAGGCGCAGCAGCGCCTTGACGGCGAAGTGCAGCACTTCGGCCGAGGCGACTTCTACGGTGTCGTTCTGGGGGCGCACGTCGTCCGGGCTCAGGGCTGCAAGGACTTTCTCCAGCAGTTCTGGGCTGGCGGTTCCGTCCCCCACGCGGGATAGCACGTACACCCGGACGGTGCCCGGGGTGGTGGTGATGGGCATGGCGTCCAGCACATCGGCATCCGCGCCCAAGGCGTGAAAGATGTAGCTACCGTGACTGCCGGCGACGGTCAGCCCTTCAAACGCCATTTGTGCCCGCCGTCGCAGTTGGCCGTCGGTTTCACCCACCAGGCGCTGCACGCCGTTGTTGGCGGCGGCCACGTCCAGATCTTCATCCACGGCATAGGCCAGCATGGCGGCTTTGGCGCTGTCGTTGATGCGGGCCTGCATGGCCACGTTTTCATAGGCCCAGCGCTGCAGCAGCTTGGTGGCGGGTTCGGACTCCAGTTCCAGCACGTCGGCCATTTCTGGATAGTCGTCCGCCATGTCTGCCACCACCAGTGCTTTGAGACGGGCAAATTCCGCTTCAAAGTCCAGCGGCAGCACCACGTTGGGGGCAGGGAGTTGGGACAGATCCACGCTCATGCAGCACCCCGCAGCGGCAGGGCGGCGGACAGGCTCACGCTGCGGCCTTTGTATTCACCCTCCAGCGCCAGAGTGGCCTGGCCGGGCTCCGGCCCAAAGTCCAGCCCCACACGGGTGACGCGCAAGCGGGGTTCCCAGTTCATCAGTGCGCTGGCAATGGCGGCGTAGCAGCGCAGGCGGGTGATGGAGTTGGCAGGGGCATCCATCAGGCTGAGCAAGATGCTGCCGTAGGTGCGCCGTTCCAGCCGGGAGCCGAGCGGCGTGGTCAGGATGTCCACAATGGATTGGCGCAGGTGCGCAATGCCGGTGACGCGGCGGCCAGTGATGCGGTGCATCATTGCGGGCCCCCGGTGTTGCCACCGTGCGCATCGGGGTGGGTGTGGGTGCTGCCGATGTTCTTGCCGTCATGCGTAATCTGGCCGCCTTCGACTTTGAAGCCCCCGGCGATGGTGTTGGTGCCACCGCTGGTGCCGACTGAACCTGCGATGCCCGATTGGTAGGTGAGCAAACCGGCCACGGTGACTTTGCCGGTGAAGGTGCTTTGCGCACTGTCCACCGTGTACCCGGGGGTGGTCAGCGTGGTGCCTTCCGGCGTGATGTGCAGGGTGGACGCCCCCACCCGCAGGGTGATGGCCTGGGCAATGTCGAGCACCAGGGTGCCGGACTGGCGGTTGTGTTCCCAGTAGTCGGTGGCGCTGAAGTCGTGCCGCTCCACATCGGCACTCTCGGAGCCTTGGGGCATGTCTTCACTGAAGCTGCCCACCAGGGCGGACGCCTGGCCCAGATCGCCTTCCGGGGAAAACAGCAGGCAGGGTTCACCAATGGCCGGAACGCGCCAGTGGCGGGTCTGCTGGCCGCCGCCGGCGGCCAGGCTGATCCAGGGCACCCAGTTGGTCAGCAGTTCGCCGGCGCGTACCCGGCAGCGTGCAGGGCGTCCAGGGCGCACTTCTTCCACACGCCCCTCACGGATGAGGTTGGCAAGCAGGCGGTACAGCTCTACCGGGCTGTGTTCTGGCGCTTGATCGGACATGCCAGCCATGGTGCCCAGCGCTACGCGCGGGCGCCAGCGCGCGCGCATGTAGCGGCAGGGTCTACACAATCAGCTGCCGGCGAGGCGGTCCAGGATGATGTCGCGCAGCTGCTCCAGTTGGTCCTGGCTGATGCCCAGAAGCGGGCGCTCCGGGTAGCTGTATTCGGCGCCGCCTGGTGCCACGCGGTCGCGCAGGCCAAAGTGGTGCACGCGGGCAATGCGTTCTGCCCGGCCAATGAACTGCACCACGGCAGAGTCTGTAAATGCCTTGGTGCGCAGGTGCCGCGCCATGCGCATGCGGCGGAACATGGGGCCTTGGCGCAGGCGCCCTTTGGCATCGCGGCTGCGGTTCTTGCGTGGTTCCCATGCCTGGCCGTCCGGGCTTTGCTGGGCGGCCATGGATTGCTGGTTGGCCTTGCGCACGCTGACGGCCACTTCCCGGGCAAGCTGGCGACGTTCACCCGGTTGCAGCTTCGCAATCAAAGGCGATAGCCAGTCTTCCAGACGCTGCAGATCATCAGCCATGGCGCTGCGGCATCAGGTGTGGAAGGTGTGGCGGATTGGCGGGGAGATCCCATTGCGCAACCTCCACCCCTTGCAGA